GTTATAGCCTTGATTGAATGCAGGTCTACCGATACCATATGCAAGACCATGTTTTTCCGTGGCATTCAGTGTGTACATGGTTTCGCTTTCAAGATATCCGTCACCATGATGTGACGGACGAGAGCCATTGCCCTCAATTACTACCAAACCACCTTGATTTTTACAGGGAGACTGATTGCTTGTATCAATTGTTCGAGAGGTTGCAGCCTCATAAAATCCGCTATTTGGATTATCAGACATCATGGAGTTGCTGTGTTTGGAGCAGATTCCATATGCTTTCGGCACGAACAATGTCTGGTCGTTATTGCAGGACAGCGTTGCCGATTTATCCTCTTGTATCAAGCAGCCTTTCCCGCCTCCAGCCTTTCCGCAACGCACTTTCAGCGTTTTCGGTGTTTCCATAAGCAGCGGAACATTGCCGCCACCAGTCCCACAACGACTTGTCAGGGTCTGGCAGATATCGTCTTTTGAAAGGCTCACTCTGCTGTCGGCAGGGTGATTCTCCAATGCAATTGCCGCCGGAACGACACCTGCACGCAGTGTAGGTGATTTTTCTTCCTCGTAGCCGATACCCCTTGCATTTGCGGAATGCTCGGTGCAGAAACCTGCTGATTCCAAAACACAGGGCGGATGATGTGATTCAGCACGGAGTGTTGCAGTTTTGTCCGTCAGGACGTCAATTCGCTCTCCTCCTTGGTCGCACATACAGATTGTGCCTGCCTCTCCAGAGCAACTTTCAATACCCTCGGAAGCTGTTTTCCACGAATGGAAGCTCTGCGGAGAATACCCAGACAGGCCCTCGGACTCAAATAATACTTTTGAGGCACATTGACCTCCAAAATCTGCGACAAGAAACAGACGTCGGCGTCTCTGAGCGACTCCGAAGTGTTGAGCATCGAGAAGTCTAAAGGCGACGGAGTAATCGTCTGCCATGATGTATCCGGCTTTTGCCCACTTCGCAGGTCGAGAAATACATACGGATTCATCTTTAATCCGGCAGATTTCTTCGAGGACACGGCGGAAGTCTTCGCCGCCGTTGCTGGACTGACATCCGGGGACATTTTCGAACACGATGAATCGTGGATATTTGCCATTTGTAGCGCACCTCATTTCTTTGATAATTCTGATTGCCTGAAAAAATAGGCTGGAACGGCTACCGTCCAGACCACTACGCTTGCCGGCGATGCTCATGTCCTGGCAAGGGCTGCCAAAAGTTATGATGTCTACAGGTTCGATTTGTGCCCCATTGATTTTTGAAACGTCTCCGAGGTGTTTCACCATAGGCAGACGCTTTTTTGTTACTGCAATCGGAAAAGGTTCAATTTCCGATGCCCACTTTGGAGTAATACCGGAAAGCAGTCCAGCAAGCTCAAATCCACCTGAACCAGAAAAAAGACTGCCCAGTGTCAGATTAATCTTCATCAACAGCACGTCCTCTTTGAGCATCATCAACACTTCCATCCTGAATATTAAGTTCCTCATTAGTAAAATCATGTACAGCACTACACGGGAGCTTTTCACCATTTTTGATAACATACACATCCTCAGCTGAACCTGCCGTCGCAACATATCTTCTGACAATTGCAGATGCATATTTCGGGTCAAGTTCCTGTGTATAACAAATTCTATTTGTCTGCTCAGATGCAATCAGCGTAGAACCACTTCCACCGAACAGGTCGAGAATAATGCCGTTTTCCTGTGAAGACATCTGAATCGGATATGCAATCAAAGGAAGTGGTTTCATAGTCGGATGCAGTTTGGACTTTTTCGGTCTGTCAAATTCCCAGACTGTTGTCTGCTTGCGGTCACCATAAAACTTATGCTTTGCTGTATCCTTGAAGGCGTACAAGACCGGCTCGTGTCGCATCTGGAAATCCATTCTGCCGATAACAAGTGTATCTTTTACCCAGATACAAGTTGTAGAATAATGAAATCCGGCATTAACCGTTGCATTGAAAAAGTTGCACTTTTCAGCATCGGAATGGAAGCAGTAAAAAGCTCCGCCATCAGCAAGTGATGTATACACATTCTTAAAAGCATCAAGAAGGAACTGATAAAATTTCTCGCTGTCAGTCCACTTGTCATTCATGATACGCATTCCGGTTCCACCCTGATATGCACAATTATACGGTGGATCTGTGATACAGGCATTGGCTTTCTGTCCGTCCATTAACAGTGCAACTTCATCGGGTTTTGTAGAATCACCGCAACGAAGTCTGTGTCTGCCGAGAAGCCAGATGTCACCGTTTTCTACAAACGGTTCAATTTCTGCAGTCTTGTCGACATCGAAATCATCGTCCTTGACATCGTCATCATCCGTCGCAAACAAATCAGCCAGTTCCTTTTCATCGAAGCCGGTAAGACCGAGGTCAAAGTCCTCTGCCTGCAATTCGGATAATTCTACAGCAAGCATTTCATCGTCCCAGCCTGCATTCAACGAAAGCTTATTATCAGCAAGGATATACGCACGTCGCTGTGTTTCAGTCAGATGGCTTTCCTTGATACAAGGAACTTTCTTTAAACCGAGTTTCTGAGCGCCATAAAATCTGCCATGCCCACAGAGGATTGTATTATCTTCTGCGATGATAATCGGTGAAAGAAATCCGAACTCCTTGATTGATGCCGCTATCTGTGCTATCTGTGACTCTGAGTGTGTTCTTGCATTTCGTGCATAGGGAATAAGCTCGCTTATATCCGCAAGATAATACTGCGTTTCCTTGTTTTCCATTTCAGTTGCCCCTCCTACGTAAAATCTTGTGCAGTCCCTTTCGAGCATCGTTGACATTGCCTTTCACAGCTTGTCCTTTAATCGTCTTGTATTGCTGTTTGGTAAGATGCTGGCGGTTATGTTTCAAATCCCGCCAGAACTGTGTATCTGCTTTCATGCTGTGTTTCCTTTCTTTAGCCGTTTCTGTTTCTCAGCAATTGTTCCATCATATCCATTTCAGGGCTGTTCAAGCCAATATCAGCAGAACAGTTTTCCTTTACAATCTGCTGAATGTTTGCCCATAGCAGAGTAGATTGCTTCATGTAGCTGTTGGAAATGTTGACGAAGGGACTGGTGCATGGATTTCCTGTAGTGGCATGTTTTCCAATCATTCCTAACCGGGAGATTGCTTCTTCACATTGCACCCAACGTGCAACGCTCATAGCGTATTGTTCCACAAGAGTAGGGTTAACCAGTTTTTCACAGCCAAGTTTTTTTAGCCAGCGACAGACCTTGTTGTAAATTTCATCTGCTCCAAGAGGTCTGCCGTCACGCTGCATCGAGGAAAGATACTCGCCGGGTTTTGGCATATCAACGCCTTCAATATTTTCAGGAATATCGAGCTTGGTCAGCTGACGCTTTCCCGGATTTCCAGCCTCGATTTTTTCTTTCAGTGCTTTTGGTTTTCGCCCCGCACCCGGTCTTGCACCACCACGGTTTGTTCCGTCTTTCGCCATTTGAATCAAATCCTTTCATTTGAAAACAATCAAAAATTCTTTGAAAAAGAGTATAAAAAATCCCGACTGTGAAGTCGGGAAAAAAGTCCTGTTTTACGTTACTTTTGGAAAATTTCTTTTTTGCGTGGATTGAGGGTTAATACGGCCTCTGAATATGCGAAAACTGCGTGTAGCGTTGCCAGCCGGTCAATCTTTTAATCAACTGTAGGGATTTTTATACCCCCGGGGGATTAGTACCTATATTCAGGCGTTTTATCCTCCGTCCATGTCTTTTTATCGTGACACGGTTTGCATAATGCCTGATAATTATTCTCGTCCCACATGAGTTTCTCATCACCACGATGTGGTTTGAATAACGATAGGTAATCCTTTGAAGTAATCTCCGGATTTTCCCCCGTTCCACACCGTACATGAGACTTTCACCTCATACGGCGTTCCATCAATATTACAATTTCGTTAGATTAGCATTTATTTCAAAGCTGTAGAAACTTAAATTGCAGGATTTCCTGCCATTTTTCTTAATTTGTTGAGTTTTTGAAGTTGAGATTTATTCAGATTCAGTCCGCTAAGATATGCAATAATTGTTTCCTGTTTTGTGGCATGAATCAGTTTGTGAACATCTTCATGCACTATTACAAGATTTTTATATTCGTCTGTACCGCCTTGTGAAACGGGCTTTTTGTGGTGACAATGGATTTCATCAATCCACAATATTTCGCCTGTAACGGCACATTTTCCGTATTGTGCAGCATACAATGAAACTCTGTTGTCCATGTATTCGATACTTCTGCCATAAGGATTGGGTTTTGCAAGAAGGTGCATAGTTTGAATAACATTTTCATCGAATTTCAAAGTTTTATAAATTTCTTCTCTGCCTTCAGGAGTGTATTTACATATTTTCACTTTTTTATAAAGTGGAAATTTTGTCTGTATATAGCTTATTGGAATCATTGGGTATTCATTAATGAAAATTAGTCTATGACTTTTGCTATAATGTTCAGCTATATATTTTCTGCGAATTGTTCCAGATTTTGTAATTCGCTGTTTTAACCGATTGTAGATAGTAATTCGTAGTTTTTCATAAATTTTCCCACAGTCATAACTTATATACGTTGCAAATCGATAGTAATTATGAATCCCAACTACCATAGTATTGTAATAATTTATTTCAAAAGCCATTCCTTGTTCTTTATTGCAATGCTGAATATTTTTAATTTGTTCTTTCAGATTGTTAACGACTCGTTTCATAGCTTTTTGTGACATATGAGACTCTACTACAAATTTATTTCTTCTTCGGACAGCTTTTAGTTCAAAACCTAAAAATTCAGATTTTTTCTTTTTCAGATTTACAACCTTTGATTTTTCCTCACTGATTTCAAGTTTGAGACGTTCTTTCAGCCATTTTTTGACAGCTATGAAGATTTTATCTGCATCGCTTCTTTTACGGCAAAATATTTTGAAATCGTCTGCATATCTTACAATATACATTTCTTTTAAATCTGTTTTGCGAAATGCACGGAATTTATCCGGTGATGTAGTTGTTCCGTTCTCTCTCACACGCATTTTATAATTGCTATGTGTTGGCATAAATTCCCACTGACTGCTTATCCACCAGTCCAACTCGTTCAAAACAATATTGGCAAGCAACGGCGATAAAATACCGCCTTGCGGAGTACCTTTTGTGGGATAGATTTTTGTACCGTCGGGCATGACAATTGTTGCTTTCAGCATTTGCTTAATCACACAAATCAGCTTTTTGTCCTGTATTCCCATTGCCCATATCTGCCTTATCAATTTTGAATGATTCACATTGTCGAAAAATCCCTTGATGTCAATATCTACAACAAAATGCAGGTTCTGAATCTGAATCATTCTATGGCATTGCGAAAGTGCATTTTCTGCTGACCTGTTGGGACGAAAACCGTTGTTGCGTTCATGGAACTTTGCCTCGCAAATCGGCTCTAATACCTGTAAAATGCACTGCTGTACAATTCTGTCAACAATTGTCGGTATTCCTAACGGTCGCATTTTGCCGTTGGGTTTTGGGATTTCTTTTCGCCTTACAGCTTTGGGTTTGTAAAATCTAAATTTATTCTGAATAATCTCAACTAATTTTTCAGCGGATAACTTTTCAATGTCTTTTATTGTTTTTCCGTCAACTCCGCTTGTGATACTTCCTGCATTCCGCTTGATATTTCTGTACGCAAGCCGTATATTTCCCTCACTTGAAATCAGTTCCATGAGGTCTGTGAACACGTCACCCTTTTTGCTTTTCGCATACAAATT